TTTGCTAATTTAACTGATATTTTAAATCTATCAGCACCTGGAGCAGCAAAATTAGTAAACCCTTTTGCATTATCATACAATGAGTCATCATCGTTAGCATTTACTACTTCCTCTATAACCTCAAATCCAACTCTATATGATGGTGTAGTTGAATAAGGTTCAAGTATTATCAAAGATGTAGGGACATCTACAAATGTACCTCTGATGAAGTATACACCCTTACTAACACCTAATGCTGAACCAGTTGCAGTTGCTCCCTCAGAAACTAGTGTTATTATAGTTTCATTCACATTTAGAGTTGTATTTCCATAAGTGAAATTTTCTTCAAGAATTAATATTTCACCATCTGGAAATGCTTCACTTTCACCATTTGTTCCTGATTGATTATACTTGCAGAATAGAGTTATTTCATCTACACCCTCAGTTGGAGGAAGAATAAAATTCTTTAATGTAGCAACAATACCAGAATTTTGTCCTCTTACTCTTGTTCCTTTTCCATTATTATTTGCTATCAATTCACTTAAATAAACAGATACATCAATACCCAAGTGTGTCGGATTTACTTTAAGTGAAAAATAAGAACTATCATACTCAATACCACCAGGTATCACCATTGATCCTTCTTTAAATATATGCTTACCAAATGATTCAACTTGGTTTTGCAATATAGATTGTAGTCCAGTTAGTTCTCTTGCTTGAACTGGATGACCTGGTCGAAATAAAATCTTGTAGAAATTTTTCGCCTTATCAAAATCATCGTAATAAGGATTTATATTTAAATTTGTCTTTTGTGGCATTGTTAGAATTCGAGTATGATTTTAATGTCTTCCTTTTGACGAGAGTTTCTCACGATTTCAGGTCTATTATCTAAGTAGATAATTTCTCCTGACCCTTTATTTATCTCAGATTCAGACAACCCTGCGTTAAAATTAGTTCCTAAATTAATTAACTTATTTCCAGTTGGATTTGTTGTAATGCCTGAAAAATTCACTGATATTGAACCAGAGAAATCAGAATTTTTTCCCTTTATTACATTTGCGTTAGTTGATGACTCAAACTGATATATTCTACCAGTAGTTGAAATACCAGTATAATCTGTTTGATCATATGAGGTTTTGTTAAAGTGTAGAGAACGATCTCTAAAATACTTTAATACTTTTGTTTCTTTATCAAAAGACGCAATAAAACCAGTCGCTACTTTTCCTACATTTGGTGAAACTGTCAAAACTTGACTAATTTCCTCTCCTACTTCAGGAGTTTTATCAACAGTTGTAAATTTAACAGCCTGTAATGATGAATATGTTGAGTCAGTGTAAATAATATCTGTTCCTACTTTTGTAGGATTTTTAACAATTCCAACTTGTGCAAATTTAGTATCAACTGGAAAATCTTTTGTAGAATCATCAAATCGTGCATAAACTATGACTTTATCAGTGCCAAGTTCGGTATAAACATCAGCACCGTGTCCCAATCCTGGTGGAATAATTGGGATTAGTTTTGCTCTACCTGTTGAACTTACATTGCTATTAAGTGTTCCTAAATCAACTATTGCATAAGTGTAACCCTTGCCACCAGCACTCACAGTTGCTTCAGTAATTTTACCATTGACAACATCAATTCTTGCCTTTGCTCCACTACCATCACCAATTATATCAACTTCTTGACCTAATCCATTTGCATATCCAGTTCCAGCGTTTTCAATATAGATATGTTTTAATTGGTTATTATTTACATTAGAATTGCCATTTTCTCTAACTGACCTTATTTGGGCATCTGTGCTTATATCCCAATTGTTCGGTACGGTAATATATTCTGTAGAGTCAAATTTTATTATGTCATTTGGCGAAACAGTGAATAGATACTTCCAAGAATAACCATCACCACTATTACCTGCCTTTGATGGTTCTAAATCTGTAAAGGTTGGTTCATCTTGAGATACATTTCCCAAAATATTAGTTCCTGTGGAACCGTTGTCAATACAAACATAGACCTTAAAATCCGAATTAAGTACATAATAGTTTGCATCATATAATCTATTCGCTTTTGTTAGTGGACTTTGATTAGTAGCACTATAATCATCTCTATAAATCTCATACCTTGATCCCGAAGTCCAATCTACTCTTCTTATAATTCTTCTTATATTTGCTGATGATACTTTCTTTCCAAACATCATGGTATCACCAGAGTGAGCACGATAGGCAAAACTATCAACAGGTGCTGGTGTTTTACTACTGGAATTCCAATCTGATGTTCTACCAAATCCTACAAGACCAGATGGTGAACCTGCAGGATTTGATAATCCTATAAAAACATAGTAAGAATTATTTGTATTTTCGACTGATTCTACAAAATTATTTGCGTTCAGAATTCTAAACTGATCAGTAACTATTGCTGGCATCGAATCTTAACTTTTCTTTTTATTTATAAGGGGTTCCATAATCAAAGTCCAAATACTCTTATTGCACCAGTGGATCTTAGACCCCTTACAGAGGTATTAACGTGATTTTTACGTTGAATAGTCGGGAAGGTAGATAAACCAGCATCAACGGTTAATCCTGTTACTCCAATAGATATTGGGTTCGTTGAACGAACAAGATTAGAACTATGTAATATGCCCCAGTTTATCCTTCCTAAAGATGTTGTCAATCCAATATTATTCTGAATAAAGAATCCAGTTTGAGCAATACCAGCAATTGATGATGTGCTATTTGTATGTACATCAACAACAATTTCACCCTTTGATCCATTTTCAGATCTTGTTTTTACAATGTAGATGTTATCCAAGAACGTAGTTCCTATACCAACAACTGATGCATTTACTCCGTTGATAGATGTTAAACCATTTCCTACTTTTGTTCCTGTAATTAATACTGGATATCCTGGTTGTAATGTATCAGCGTTTGTATTAATTATCTTACCAGCACTATCTTTCTGAACTGAATCAAAGAAGAATCTAAGTGCAGGTCCTCCACCAGATCTAGTTGTCTGCTGGATACCAGTTATTATACCAGTATAACCATCTACATTTTGTATTGTATTAATCTTTTCAGTTTGGAATGTAGGTAAAGATGCAATGACCTGTGGTGGATTAGTAAAGGTATATCCTGCACCTGCGTTTGTTATTGATGTTGATGTAATAGCACCATTAGTAACAGTTGCAGTTGCAGTTGCAGTAGTGCCAACACCAACTGGAGATCCAATCTTGACAGTTACACTACCAGAGTATCCTGAACCAGAATTAGCGGTTGTTAATCCTGTAATTGTTCCAGAGGATGATACTATAGCAGTAAATGCAGCACCAACTCCAAAACTACCAGGTAAGATGAGAGCATCTACCTTTCCATCACCTGCCTGACTATATCTTTCTTTTTCATAATGGAATGCAGTTGCATCATCAACAAATATTGGATTACTTAATGATGTTCCTGATATTGTTGATAAATCACCAATAATTTTTGCTGTTGGATATATCTGAGGTTCAATAGATGCTCTTGTTTTACTTACAACTACACCATTAAGAATTACATCAACTTTTTGTTTTTCCCATCTTATTGGTCTAGTATTAGTTTCGTCGATACCAAGACCCGTATAAATGTCTGTTTCAATTAGATCAGCACCTAGAATCTCTTTAATTACTCTGTCATTTTCTTGTGTAGTTGTAATTCCTATGGAATCATTTCTTAAAACTCTAACTTCATCACCAACTTTGACTGTTTCTTGTATGTCTTTAATTAATACATCAACTCCATCTTGACCTTTATAGAAGAATATATCTACTTTATCTCCAGAATCAGGTGCTTCATTAAATGTAAATGTGGATCCTCCCTCAAACTGATATGATTCTTTTGGTTTTTGTATTACACCATTTACAAATATAAGGAGAACAGCATCTAAATCAATTAATAGTGATGTTGCATTTGTTAAATCTTTCTCAAAACTTAGTACCTGTCCATTAAAGAATAATGGGAATCTTGTTTTCTCACCATCTTGTAAGTTAGCAATGCTATCAATCATATCAAGTTCACCAAATTGCCAAGCAGAGAATTTATCTCTGAATATTTCAATTACCTCTAACTCAAACTCTTGAATTGGTGAAGTTAGATGTGATGCAGTAATTAAACCAACTGGTCTAAACTTGTCACCAACCTTGAATGAATGACCTGGTCTTGCAATACTAAACTTGTTAATCTCAAATAGTGTTGATCCAATTCCAACAGATGTTCTTGATGTACCTACTTCAACATTTAATAATAGGTTAGAACCTGTATCAGTTGTAGCACCAATTCCTAGTCTGGATACACCTTCAACTGGAAGATTCTCATATGTTGGTTCAGGAATGATTAATTGAGGATTAACATAACTTGTACCTGCGGAAACAATATTAAATGCAAGTGTTCCACCAATACCAACTGTTGCTGAAATATTCGCACCAGTTCCACCGCCACCACCTTGTCCTACAAAGATAGTGATTGTATTTGTTGTAGCAACTCTGATTGCAGTTTGTATTCCTGCAATAGGATCACCATTTGGATTGCTTGTAATTGAAAGACCTCTAGGATATGGATGATTACCAAAGAAATTATCCTTAGAACACTTGAATACTAATCCACCAGTATCAATACCAACAGTATCACTTGTAGATAAACCATGATTTGGTATGGTTAATTTAAGAAGTCCACTATGTGATTCATAATCTGCATCTGTCGCTGTAAATGCATTTGCACCTGTAGCAGCAAAACTACCCTTACGTATTGAACTAATGCCTGAACTTACAAATCTATGAACAAATGCAAGGTCAGTAACACCAATTGCAACTGTGCCACCACGATATCCAGAACCAAATGTATTATCCTCAAAGAACTCAAATGCGTTACCACCACCAACATATGTGTGAACGATAGTGCTTGGTCCTGCTTGAACCTCAAATGTTCTCTCAGAAACAATTCCTGTTAAGAATAGTGGTCTTTCATGATCTTGGAATATCGTTGTGGTTACACCACTGTAACCAACACAACTAAATTCTAAGTCTTTTAGTTGGACAGTATTTGGTCTCTCAAGAGCAAAACCGTGAACCTTGTTTGTGGTGACTGTGATAATACCTGTAATATTATCATATGCTGCAGTGCTTATACCGAAATTGACACCAGAAGTCGTGGCAATACCAACAACACTTGTGATTGCACCAGATGCATTCTTAAATAATGATGCTTTTGCACCTTCAAGTGGAGCATATCCAAGACCTGGTGTAGAACCAAGTGATACAATTAATCCACCTCTTGGAACTTGGTTCTGGTTAATATCTGACTCAGATATAATGAACTGACCGTTTTCGGAGGTTATCCCTGTGAATTGAACTGTTGAAATACCAGCAGTCGTATCTGCGATAAACTCATAGTTATGTCCTGAGTTGTTTGTGGTCAATGGTGTTTGGAATATACCATTAATGAATAACACACCATTTCCTACACCTATTCCAGATGAAGTATTTGCTCCTCCAACCGTCAAACTGTAAGTTTTACCTATTCCAGTAAAGTTATCTGACACATCATCAAATAACATATTAGTTGTATAATTGCTTCTTAAGAAAGTTCTTCCACTAAAATCTGCTTTAACAAATGGTAAATTGGTATCTGTTCTTCTTGATCTTGTATTTCCTTTTGGTGGTTCGATAAAGTAAACTGAACTATCTACGATATTGAATGCACCTCTATGAACTCTAACTGTATCAGTATCTGAATGTGGAGTAGCACCTATTCCTAAAACTCCTCTTTCAACTCTCACAACGGGTAATGTTGAAATACCAAGGGAAACATCTGTTGCATCATTAATTATTCCAGTTGGAATGCTTGAGAAACCAACTTGCTCAATTTTCATGTATTCATCATTTACTTTTAGTACATCACTTGGTTGAATTGAACCAATACCACTTAAAACGAATTGTGAGGTAGCAGATCCAATGTTACCGTCTAATGTATGAGAAATAGATGTAAATGTTATCGGTTGTTGAACAATACCATCAAGACCTATTATTGTCTTGGTGAGTTGTTTATTCATTGTTAACTTGTGAGCGTTACCAGTCCCGATTCCTGTAAATGTAATTGCTACACCCGAAGAAACATACTCAGGACGAGAGAATACTTGAAATCTATTTTCATCAAGAACTTTTGCAAATACTGTTGAAGGTAATATAGTTGTAACAACACCTGCAGTATTTGCTGTTGAACCAATTGATAATGCTGATGCTGCAATTCCTACAAAGGTTGAATCAAATGAATAAGTTAGTTCTTCATTAGTATTAAAGAAGTGATTAGGAATCGTAAATACACCAGTCGTTGTGCTAATAATACCTGAATTAGGATTGAAGGTCTTACTGTAAATAGGAGTGCCCTCAAATTTAAGATCAAATTTTGTTTTATTTGCTCTTCTACCCTCTAATCCATCAAATGTTGATAAAAATACCTCTTGATCAACGGTACCATAAGTTAGTTTAGGTGGTGTATTGTCAAAATCATTTGTTGTGTAGAAAATTTTATTATATGATTGAACTTCAATTAATGAATTAAACTCTGCATCTGGATAGAACCTTAAATTAATATTACTTCCACTTATTTCACCACCAAATGTACCAATACCTGTTGTTGAACCTGCAGATACAAATGGATATTGAACTGTTAATATATCATCTGCATCTCTGATTGCAATTATTTGATGAACTGCTGATGTTTGACCACTTGATACCCTTACTAGTGATTTTGCACTACTATCAATATCCTTATTCAGACTTGCAAATGTGATTACACTTCCAGTTCCTGTGGCATAACCTGATTCTAATCTTACACTTCTCTCTGCACCTGCTGGTTGATCGGCAACTGCAAAACGATATGTGCTTGCACCAGCAGTTGTTGTGCCCAATCCAACAATATTTGATCTGGTTTCAAGCACTGTTGTGCGATCATTCTCGATTTGTAATTTGATTAAATCATTCTCAAACCTTGCTGTAATTATTCCTACAGTGCTTTGACTGCTTGATAAATTTTTATCAACATAAATCTGTGATATTGTAGTGTCTACTCCATCAAAATCAACAATTACTTCATTGTAGTTAATATCTTTAGTTACAGAATCTTCAACATAAATGGATGCGTGTAAAGCATTAAAATCTGTTTTAGAAAACTCTGCTATTGTGGTTGTTACGATACCACTTGTACTAAATCCTGCGTTTACGTTTGTACCTGTTAATTTTACATTTCCAATATTATTAGTATTGATTCCAACCAAATCAGTGTTAAAATCAATCTTTAATACTTTGATATCATGATCTTTGGTAAATTTATCTTTTGGTTCAAAGAGTAGATTTTTAGTACCATCAGTTAAAATCTCAGTTTTTACATCTCCTAATCTGATTGATGTAAAATCTGTAGTTTTCTCAAATAAAATAGCATCATCTTCATCAGTTAGTGCAACAACTTCAGTGAATTGGGTGTCAAATGTATCAGGGTCAATTATCTGAATTAAGTAGTTACCAACATCTGCAGTTAATTCCTCAACCACAGTTGTATTTGCAGAAAAACCTACACTAGAGAATTGATCACTTATATCATCATGAATCAAAACTCTGTTACTAATACATCTTGTAAAGTCAGTTAGAACTCTATTTTGTAATTGTAAATTTTTAGATTTATTGTTGAGTGTATCATAATCAGTGACAAAATCAAAATTATTAATTGCATCTACTCTTGAAATTTCATCATCATTTGTGACATCGAGAATAATTGTTGACAATGAAGTAGATGTAGTTCCAACACCAACTCTTACAGTATTTTGTACTGAAGTATCAGCAAAATTCTTTAATCCAGCGGGATGAACTAGTCTATTCACAGGATTTACTAAATCATCCCATACAACTGAACTCTTAATTGAATAAGAAAGATTTTGATAGTAGTCATTATCTGGCATTACCTGATAATCTTCACTTAACTTGCCTGTATCATCTAACCATCCATACTCTTGTCTATTTGAGAAATCTATCTTAAATTTTGCTTTATTATTAATTATTGATGTAATTTCAGCAGATACTCCACTTATACTTCCAACAACTCTATCGCCTTTTTTAACTTCAAATAATCCATCTATTTTTATATAATCATCTCTAATTTCAACAACTTCAAGATCAGTCTTTGCACCATCTATATTTAATTTTTCATTTAATTCAAATACACCCCTTGTTTGTACTGGAATTATCTCAGGATAATTTTCTTTGTTAATTAATGTAGCATATCCTGATTGGAATGTTTTTGCAATACCAGGATTAGTTGTCAAACCAGCAAGTGTAAATTTAAGAACTGATGTAGTGCCAGCAATATATTCATCTACGTTAAAGAATCTATAACTATAATTCTCTGAATTAAATCCATCTCCTCCAACAACTGTATTTGTTCCAATTCCACTTGTTCCTATACCTGCTTCACCGATTCTTAAAATACCCTCAACAAACACTTCATCACCTATTTTAAATGGTTCCTCAACAAAACCACCAAATGGTGTTTCTAGATACGCAGTAACTACACCTGATACACTTGTTTCAACAGAATTGATACCAACTCCATTAGAATTATTAATAGCAACAACTCTATGAGTGAGTGAATCCAGTCCATTGATAGGTGCAATTACTCCCACTTCAGAAATAGTTTGATTGGGACTTATTGCTTGTAATGATGAATCATCAACAACTTTATTGGATACGGGATTGAATAATAATAAATTAGGTGCACTAGAGTAATTATTACCACCACTAATGATTGAAACGCCAGTTACAACATCTAAATTATCAATGTTAATAATTGGTGGTATAAATGCTTCTGGACTTAATGTTTTATCTGATGAATATTCGTAACCAAAATCAATTATTCTGACTTTTTTGATTTTACCAACTGTATTTGATGCTGTTTTTATATTAGCTCCAGTTCCATTCACACTAACAACAGTATTAAATTTAGGTAATTTTTTATAATTAAATCCTGATGATATAATTCTAAAATCTTTTATTTCTCCATGAACATTTTTTGATCGTGTTGAATATTCTAATTTTTCACAATCAGTATCTGAATACCTGAAAAACTCAGGAACTTTTGGTGAAAAATTAAATGTTTCTGAAGTTACACCAGATATTTTATACTTACCACTATAAACACTATCAACAAATAATATTTCATTATAATTCACAACATCAGTATCAGAAGTGCTTATGAATCCACCCTTTGTTATGCCATAATATAATTTACTTGGAGTAGATGAAGTGCTTTGTACTGATAATGTTGCACCAAAGAATGGTCTATCAGGTGAAGTTCCTATTCCGATTGTTCCAACACCTATTACATTAAAGTTTGTTGAATCTTGTGAACTTGAATATTCATTTGTAAGTTCTTTGTCATAGAATATCTTGAAGTCAAAATCTGCTAATGTTGTGCTTGATAATCCAAAAGTAAGTTTTTGATTCTTAACTACTGTGATCTGTGGATTTATTGGTGCAATTGACTGATTTGATCCACCTGTGTTTGCAGTAATAGCAACTGTTCTAACTGGTCTAATATTAACATCAGTGAATGTTTCACCTAACTGCAGATATCTGTCACTAATTTTGTATACAAAATATGTTCCTGTTGATAATCCTGTTGCTCCACCCTCATAAAAAACTTTATCCCCAGTCTTAAATCCGTGATTATTAATATCTAAACGATTAGTTTCAACATCAGCAGATGCAAATGTGATTGGATTTATAATTAATTTTTCAAATTCTGAATTATATCTAACTGAAACTGGTACAGTTGTTCCAATTCCCACTGATAAATTAGGAACTACGTTCATTGTAACAACATCACTATTTTTCAAGTTATGTGTTGTTGTCTCTGCAATGCCTATTTTTGTAGTTACAGTACTGGTAACTTTATCAACATCAGCAGTAACTTGATCAAACTTAGATGTAAAATTATACAATCCAGATCCAATACCAGTGATTCCATTACCTAAGAAGTATAATCCATCACTAGTATTTGCTACTCCTGCTCTTGTAGTTACTATCCCGATATAATTTTCGTCCTTTTTAATTACAAATACATCAGTTGATGTAGAACCTGAGAATGGTAACTCAAATGAACCAACTGCACTATCATTAGGAGATACATCAAGTTCAGCGTTCGATACGTTTGGTCTTGTTAATGTGACTTCTTGACCAGTTACGAAAGGATGGTTTGGAAGATATATTGCTCTCTCTGGTATTTGTGTGGATGTTGTAGTTTCGCCAACAACATAATTTACAGTTACACCAACACCATCTGTACCAACACCTATAGATTGAACACTATTGAAATATACAACATCATTAATTCTTGAGTCAAATTTAGTGGTTTTTATTGGAATAGTAAATCTATTGTTTAAGATATCAACTTGAGATCCAAAAGTATGTGCTACACCAGCGTTTCTAAACACTCTTATAATTTTTTCAGTATTATAAACATTTAATACTTGCAAATTTTCTGTTGAATTTCCAACACCTATTCTTATAGAACCACCAATGGAAACAGTATTTGGTATTTTATTTACAAAAATATCTTGAACAAGTCCATTAACATTACCAACTGTCATGGATTTACCCAATGAAACTGTATCAGTGCTTACTCCAACTACGAATGAATTAGTTAAATTAGGTATGGATGTACTTAATCCAGAAATAAAGACAGCATCTTCGTTATTAAGTTCAAGAGTAGGAAGATAATTAACCTGTACTTGATCTCCATTATTCCAAGTAAGAATAGCATTATTAAATCTTGTTAGTGATGTTTCGATAGTTGATATTCCAAGACCAACAATATCTGAAACCTCTGCACTAAATCCTGTTCCATTAGTATCAGTATTGTCGAACGATGTAACGTCACCGACCTTATAATTATTGCCACCATCTAATATTATAATATCATTAATAGTTCCTTTAGTAACTGATTCAACTTCAGTTAATTGTCTTATAGTTTCGTTTGATTCTTCAATAAAATCATTATCAGCAAATTCTTCACCAACATTATAAGGTTTTGTATTTCTAATTAAATCAGAATTATTGAAATCAAAATTATGGTTAAGAATTAAATTATCATTAATTAGTGGTGATCTATAACTATTACCTATAAAATATGGATAAATTCCTTCTAATTTATTTGTATTAGTGCCTAATCCAACAGTGGCAAAATACGCATATATTCCATTTGGAAATTCAGGTGTTTTACAAAATCTACCATTATGAATATCTAAATCACCACTTTCATCAAAAATATAATCATCAACAAAAAATCCTTCATTGAATCCAGATGGTCTGTTTAATACTTGTGATGAATCTTTTTTATATGAACTTACTAATATTTTTAATGAAGAGTTAATATTATTAGGTTCTGAATATCCAAATGGTCCATAAATTGGATTTCCGTCATATGCCCAACCGATAATAGGTGAGTGATCAGTTATTTTATCAAATTCGCCATTTGATTTAACATCAAATGTTTGTTCAAGTTTAGTTGCGGTTGATTGTGAATAACCTAGAACACCAAACGTTAATGATGACTCTCTAGAGGTAAGATTCGCATCCCCAAATCTATCAGTAGTATTAATCGTTAGATCTCTTACTCTAGCAGCAAACAATGCATTCTTTCCTCTCGCATTTGCACGAACCTCTGTAGTAAGACTACTGTATCCTATACCAGAGTTAATTACAATTGTATCAGTTATTACCCCATTGTTGATAACAGGTCTTACAATCGCTCCTGTGCCTGTCCCAGTGGATATTACATTTATTTCTGGTAAAGAATTATATTGACTTCCTTGATTAACAACTATTACATCTTCAATCTTTCCATTGCTAATAATTGGTTTTAATTCAGCATTTTTACCGTTCTCTATGGTTATTTGTGGTTGAACTTGATGATTTAATATAGTTGAACCATAATCAGTTCCTTTTTCATATAGGTAAGCACCTGTAAATTTACCAGTGATTACAGGAGTAAAGTTAATTGTACCTGTAACTGTTGAACCATATGATACCTCTACATTTACCTTTATCTCAGGATAAGTAAATATTTGATATCCTGTTCCTGTTGAAAGAAGATCTACAAATTTTCCTCTATCAAAATTAATTTTATTTGTAGCACCAACTCCAGCGTTTGCTAATCTAAATGAATCATCATCTAATTTGATAACATAATATGATGATGTAGTCGATAAACCTTGAATTGCGGTTGTTTCAGCAGTATAGTTAATGATATCACCATGAACAAATCCATGATTTATGAAATTAATAGAATCAAAAGATGTAGATACACCTGCTGGTTCTACTCTTAATTTACGATGTTGATAACCAGAACCTCCATTTAATACTCTAACATCAAGCAATGTATTCTTTGATTCAGTTCTAAACTTATGAATACCACTTGCTGCGGTATCTGTTGCTAGTCCTACTGTGTTAATACCAGCAATACCAGCAAGAGCATCAACTTTGTTATTGAATATTCTAATAGTAGTTGGATTTACGATTCTTACAAAGTAAGGATCTCCATCTGATAATGTTCCTGTAATAGTATTAGATGTATCATATGCATTTCCAATGCCTATTGACGCATTTCCTTCATTTTTATAAAATATTTTTTGGCCATTTTCTAAATTATGAGCAGTCTTAAATGTGATTGTCTCATTATCTTTATCAATACCACCGTTAAAGAATATATCTCTACTGTCAAATAATATTTCTCTAAATCTAGCACCTAAAACTGGTTCTAGTGAACAACCATTTCCATTACCACCTGTTAATGAAATATTTGTAACTGCCTCTATATCAAAATCTTGAGGATCGACAAATATCTTTTTAACACTACCAGTTAATATTGGTTCTACTAACGCTGTTGTTCCTGCTCCAGTTTCTACAGTAATTATAGGTGGATTAAGCACATCATATTCTTCACCCTCATTTAATAACTCAATTTCTTCTAAAGATCCATAATAAATTCTATCATCTGATATTGGTGAATGTATTTGCACTCCATCCTTTAATATTCCAATATCATTAGTTGGTTTGTCATGATTAGATGATATGAATAAATTTTGAGTTAATGGAATTCTTCTTAAAACTTTATCAGATTCAAGTTTTCTATTTGCATGTCTTTGTAAAACAAAATCATGAGTGCCAGTTGTAGTGGTTCCTAAACCAACTTTAATAGTGCTTGCAGTTCCAATTTGACTTCTTGAATTATATAATCCAATTCTTGATATACTGACGTTTGCTGCCTCTTGTTGTGGGTCAACGAAATATACTCTTCCAGATGTTAAACCAACAATTTCTTCACCAGATGGTTGATATATGACACCATCACCTTGTATTAATTTAATATTAGTATTAGCAGGAGGAGAAAATCTTATGAAATTGTAATTATTTGTCAATCCATCTTGTCCATCAAAGTTAGAAACATTTGATGCCCCTGTTATTGTTTCCTTTATAATATCTACATCAATATCATAACTTGGTAATGAGTTTGATGCTACGTATCCATCTGTAGAACCATCAGTATAAACATTTAATACATCGGATAATATGGTGTTATTACCATCTTTAATAGCAATACCTGTACTATTTGCTTTTTCTAAGACACGACGGATATCATATTGCTCATTTGGATTATGGGTAAATCCTGAAAGATTTTTAGTTTCAATTTGATTATTGTTTACATCAACACTTTTTACATTAAATGTTCCTTCAATTATCTGTTCATTTCTTCTCAATATCTCAAATTCATCATCAACCTTGATCGAAGAAGAATTTATCTGTGTCCGAAGTGAAAAAGTAGGTCCTAATCCATCAACTTGAAATCTTGAACTTGTATTATATTTCCATGAATTTGCAAAAACTTCTTTATATGTATTTGTTCCAACATTTATTTTTTCACCAACATTCTTTACAAATAATTTTTCACCCTCATTTATTAAATTAATATCTGTGGTTGGTACTAATTCTGATAACACACCTGTTATTCTTAAATCAACTCTCTTAGATAAATCACCATTTTCATATCCAAATACTGTTTCATTAGATCTAACATCAGCAGCAGTATTAATTCCAACGTTAACACCACTACATCCAAAGAATTGATTGATTGTTTTTGATGTATAATCAATCGTATTTGTTCCGCTTATTATTGTACCTGTAGTACCAAATCCAACTGTAGAGTCAACAGATATAACTGTACCATCTATTTGTGTATTACCTAATGATTTTGTTTTACCAGATATTGTAAATACTCCTTCAATTAAATCACGATCATTATATCCTACAAATAGTGATAACTTATAATATGTTTCTCCATCTCTAGTAAAAATTTCAACTTCTGACACTGAAGCATTAGTATTCGGATCATCTGACTTAAATATAGTTTGTCCAACTAAATTTTGAGGTTCACCATCAGGAGTTACAAGTGCTACAACTATTACTTCTCTTCTAATAAATTCGGAACTTGATGGTTTTATTAAATTATTTTCTAAGTCTAATACCTTCGACTCAACACCATATAATACTTGTAATAAAATTCTTATAGATTCTTCAATACCTTTTGATTGATAGAATGAACGAGCAAACTTAACAAAGTTACCGACATCTAAATCTGACGTAAAATCATTATTTTCTAAACCAGGAAGAAATGTTTTCTTCATCTTCCTGTAAAATTCTTGAATGAATAGAACTGAAAGGTTAGTTACTGATGCACCTAATATATGAGAGGCAGATGATGTATCCTCAAACTTTAAACTTTCCTTGTTAACTTCAAGAAGAGATGAAGACAAACCAACATTATATCCAGTTATTCCACTAAAACCACGAATACAACCCGTAAATGATGTAGAGGTGATACCAGTGTAAGATATTATTTCATCATCAATTTTTAATAAACCATACTCACTTGGAAAACCTTTCGTACTAGGAACAGAGATAGTTGTATCAGTTAATGATATAGCAGATGATATGCTAGTTACACCTACAACAACTTCAGGAACAAGATTATCAACTTTTAGATATTGATCTAAATTTGATATAAGATCACTTGCACCTCCCTGATGTTCTTGAGAGATATAATATTGCTTAAAAAATTCGACTGCATTTGGAAAATCAGAGAGTAAAAACTCAGGTAATTGATTTTCAATTATCGTATTGACATTTATTCTTTTGTCAAATTGTGACATAAATTATTTCCTCTCTAAAACTCCGTTTGAGTAACTGGATGTGAAGTAATCTCTTGTGAATACAACGCCTGAAACATCTTCTCCTGAAGCAATTACGTCCTTCACCATATTTATGGTACTATTAGAAATGTCAAAACTCACGAATAAATCTTTAAGACCGATCACATCATTTGATTCAGGGAATGCTTGAACCTCAATTAAATTATTTTCTGATTGTGTGGATGCAAAATTAATGGTATTTAATACAATCTCACCTTTTTTGTAGTCAACTCCACCTGCTTCCTTAATAAGAACAACCTCTTCATTTTTATTATTTTTTGCAACTACACTTAGTGTTCCTTTCATGCTACCATCTAAATTACCAGATGCATCTTTATTTGGAATATCAGTAAGATAACCAATACTTGAAGAACCTGTGAGTGTAAATCCTGTGCTTTTTATATTTTTTCCAGCGGGATTTATATTGAATTGATTACCAAAACAAAGTTCATATTGAGCAAATTGATTAAGTAGTGCCTTTAAGTCTCTTCTAATTATGACTTTTGTAATATTAGATGTGATACCATCATCTACACGATCAATTAATTGATTAATTTTACTATACTTAAATCTACCACCAAACTTATTAATCTCAATATTTTTAGAATAAGATGTAAGTGCTTCAATAATCTGAGTTCTCAAGGAAATAGAGGATGCTACTTGTGACGGATTATAATAAATCGTAGAATCAACTTCCACATATAGTATTTTTAAATCAACAATTTCAGAATTAATACCAGCGATAGCGTAACTCTTTAACTTATTTTTGATTTGTGTTTTATCAAAGTCTGATACAAATGTACCATTTTTTGGTTTAATACTGATTTGGACTTTACCAAATTGAGGAGGTGTCAACTCTTCTCCTCCTATAACTGATACTGACTCTGTTTGAGGGAATATTGATTCAATTATTGCCTCATAATCCCTTGGTGTAACTGCTCTATATTGTGCTGAGTAAAGTCTTGGAGCAAAATACTTAACTGAGTTCACATTCTCAACTTCAGCACCGTTAGAGGCATTGCTGACAGTAGTAACAGAGATACTATCAGTCGGATTGAAGAATTGACCATTATCCTTTGTAAATGAACCTTGGAAACTAAAGTTAGAAGGTCCATTTCCGTCCTCACCCTGAGTTACGATATAAGTTGCTATTACAGTATTGTTATTTTCTAATTTTTTTCCAAAAATACCATCTCCAAATAATATTTCATACTTCTCATCTTGCACTTCTTGTGTCAGATAAATCTCCGAAGTCTTATTCAGATTTAAGATATTATCAACTTTAGAGTATTTTCTACCTTGATTTACATCTCCAACACCTTTTACATAAACTCTTAATGTAGAACTATCAATATTTGGACTATCAATAATAAATCTCTGATCTATCGATGTATCGACAAGATAAGTTCTCTGTAGATAAGTTCCTTCATGAACAGTGATATCTTCATCAAAGATAGCAAATGAAGTGCCATTGATGTCTTTAACCTTAGAGGAAGTGATTGTATCAGGTGTTGAAAAAGTAAAAGTTGTATTTTCTTGATTACCAATACACACTAAACCAGATCGAAGCGTTAAAAACTTAGGAGTTGCGTCATTTGTTGGACCTAAGTTTACATCACTAATACGAATTGTTGCTGTTGCAGCGGTTTTTGAGCGGGGTACATAACCAATATTACGAGCAAGTGAAACTACATTCTCACGAACTGTTGCAGAATCTAAAAATGACTCATTTACGACTAAATTTGCGTTAAATGCATTAATGTAAGTATTATATGCAAGAGTATCAATTAGAACAGAAAAGTTAGAACCCTCAAAGTCAAAGTCAGTGAAAGTAGTATTTGCACGAAGAAAATCTTTGATTTGTACTTTGATTTGCTCAAAGTCTAAATTTGTAAATTGAGTAAATGGCATATTATCTCGTTGGTTCTAAAATAAAAGTGAAATTTTGAGGTGGAACATCAAGTCCATTAATATCAAACAACACTTTTACATTAAGTGCATTAGAATCCATAATTGCATCGACTTCAACACCAATGTTACCGACTCTTGGCTCAAAATTTCGTATCGTATTACGTATTTGATCCTCAATTACCATTACAGTATTAGATGTAAAATTGTCAAACAACATATCACGAATATCCGTTCCAATAAGTGAGTTAAAGAAACGTTCTGTTGGTATTGTTTCAACCAAATTTCTAACTGACCTGACGATTGCACGTTCATTTGACAATATAGGTAAGTCCTTTGTCACTGGATGTGGGTTAAAAGACAAACTTATATCCTTAAATGCTCTCGATTTGCGTTGAATCGCCATTAATTATACTTTTAGATTTATTTATACCCATTTGCTAACGATTTATCAATCTGATTCGATGTTTTTTTGATTTTAATCCATCAATGAGGCATTTTGCAATAATTTCTGGATCTTTATCACCACAAGTATAGAAATCAGCTGCTAAACACCCATTTTCTGGCCAAGTATGAAGAGAAACGTGACTCTCTGCGAGTGAAAAAAGTATTGTACACCCTTGAGGATCAAATTGATGTATCATTGTGTTTAATATCTTACTTTTTGACTCCATTATGCCATGAAAAAGCAAATCTTTAAGAAAAATATAATCATTAAGTGCATCAAACTCGCCATCATACACCTCTAGAAGTAAATGTTGACCCATTTTTTGATTTTTCATTCTAATTCAGGTTCAATATTAATTTCAACGCTCTTTTTACGACTTATATCCTTAATTTCATACATGTAATGATCAGAGGTCTCGATTTTTCTCTTATTTTCAACCGAATAGACTGTTGTATCAATTTCATAACCAGGATTTTCTTCAATTCTCTCAAAAACCCATGAATTATCGTACCAAATGATGCGATTATTGGGATATGCGTAGAAATTACCTGTTTCAACCTTAAAAAGATGAGCACATTTGTGTTCTGGAGTCTCTGAAAAGTTAAGATCGGGTATTCCTTTGTTCTCCCATGCCCAATCTAACGTGAACATATAAGTTCCAATTACTTTTTTACCATCTGGACGTATCAATTCGGCATCTAAACCCGCTAAACGGTTTCTTCTCTGCACATCAATATAGGGAGAAAAGCAATCCCAGTACATTATGTCCTCTAAAGGTTCAATCTTAGCATCTGGTTTCCAACAAAAAGCGTGTAGAGGTCTTCTTGTCCAGTTTACACCATTCTCTAAGAATGCCTCAAAGAGAGGAACTCGCTTTTCAATGCTTGCAACAGAGTGAATATCACATTTTGTGACTTCTCCGTGTCCTTTTTTGTGATTATATAGAAACTCATTTCGTATATAAACAGACCAATCAGGTAAACTATGGTTTAGATATGCCATTTAATGCCAGGTAACTTTTCCATTTTCGATTTTATATGTTTTACTTACGTCAGCAATCTCATATCCTTGTAGTTTTTCTTTATAGGACATTTCTGGACCAAGATAATAATAGTCATAACCAAGACGTTTATATCTTGCAATCTCATTTTTATTCGCAATATTACCCATTCCTAGTTTTGGATTTTGATAATCCCATGCAAAATAAGTAGCGTATGCTGAGTTTGCACTTGGGAATAAAAAAGATACTGTGAAAGCACAAAGTTGATTGTTCTTATCGTAGTATCCAATTCTTTCGCAAATATCAGAACAAAACTCCTCCTTGAAGAGTGGTATCATATCACCAAATTGTTTATATTCGCAATATTGAATATAGATCCGAGCACAAGTCTCATAGGATGATCCATCAAGAAGCGAATAATTAGAGTATTCCTTATAGTTTGTATCCTTGAGTCGAATTCGACAATCGTGCTCCATCTCATTCAACATACTTGTGTTTTGAATAAATCGAGGAACGATAGTCAGTAATTAAATACCGACAATATTCGTTCCCATTATGATAAAATTCATCAGACATATCAACGGGTATATTACCACGTTGTCCATACTCATCGATTCTTTGAAGTCTTTTCATCCTTGTCCACGGTATCTCTTGCGAGCCGAGTTACGAGAGGTCGCTGAGTATTTAGAATGCTTTCCTCTTCCTTGTCGAGATTTTTTCGGACGAGCATCACGATTGTAAGAACTCCCTGATAACATTCCCGCCATTTAATTTTCCTCCTTTATAGGTTCATAAGTAATTTGTTCGCTAATCTTTTCGCCAGTGACATATTGTTCCAC